TTGAGTTTGTTAAACCCGGTTCCCATCAGGGTATAGGTTTCTGCCTCTGTCCCCGGCGTGACGTCGATATAGTCAGCGATATTAAACCGCATTACATTTTTCATAGATCGTTATCCTCGCTTTCAAAATATAAAATTTGCCCCGGTACTTGATACCGGGCAAGTCCCATCTGTTCGTTGATGCCGGATAGGTTCGGCATGTTCTGTAAAACTTCCATGTGCTGCACTTCGCAACCTTCAGGAAATACCGGGAAATCCTGCGCGCGGTTGCGCTTTTCCAGTTCATCCATAAAGGACTGTGCGAAATTCATAGCATCAAGGTTGAGGTCGTCGTTATCCGTCGAATAGGGCTTAACCCATATCACAGTGAACCCGTAAACCTTTTGCGCGCCGCCGTGCAAATAGCGTTTAACCACGCGATCCGAGTAATTAGTCATGATCGACACACCCTCGGGATCGGTGGACGAAAAATTAAATCGCAGCGGCTCACCGGTTAGCTGCTCGATGATAGGTTTGAAATACTCTGTGATTGCATCGTGTTTGCTCATCGCAACCTCGCATCAATGTAGCGCGTCAACGCCTCAGCCAATTCGTCACCCCGAGCGGTAAAGGCCGCCTTGTCCCAGTGGTCTGTGGCCAGCGGATGCTTAAACGTGTTGTAGTGCAATCGCCGTCCGGTTGGAATTTTAGGAACGCCAGGCCGCGACCAAAAGCGTTCGCCATCCGTAAACGCACCCTTTTTCGTAATGGGATCAACAAATAGCTTTCCTTCGTACTGATAGTGTGCATATGGCGCGCTATAGATGATCGTACCACTGCGCTTTGTGGCTGTAACCCTGGCGCTTCGCGCTAAGATCACCTGGGCATCGGCGGGAACATAGGGTTCCATAATCCGCTTAAATTCGTTAGCTGCGAATAGCTGCGCTTGCTGTCCGCACACGTCGTCACACAATGCCGGTACCGGCTTTTTCCACTCTATGGATATAACATGCACATGTTCATCAGCCATCGTTATCCCTCCACGCGGTAATGCTTGCCAAAGGGGACGCGGGTATTATCCGCTACCGTCGCAATTTTAAATGCGTCTGGTGCGTATTTGAGCAGCAAATCTGTCACCCTATGCCCCTTCGTGCCATCGATCGCCTCAGGAATATCACCGAGAATGACCAAATCACCTTTTGACAGTGTGAAGCTCTCAGCGCGATTTTTAGCCGTTTTCCATTCGCGATAGGGTAAATACTTATCGCTTTTGGGAATGCGTGCAATATGCGTGTCATCCAGCACCTGAAATCCGTCTGTGATAGCCTGTACGTGCCGTACCGACGAAAAATAGCAATCAGTCAGTACCGTTTTCTGCCATTCCTCTTTGCCACCGTTATCGGCGGCGCGCAAAAGGTTGAAAACGGTGATGGTCATGCGATAGTTAGGGTTCAGGCTCATCAACCTCACCCCTATCATAGACCTCAGTTTCCCTCGGTTCGCATCCGGCGTAAAGCAGTCCGGTATTCCCTAAGTATTCCTCAATGATGGCCCTGATCCTGGCCTCCCGGTTCGCACTCAGGTAGGCTGGATCGGCCGCGAAACGAGCGCTTTGGCCATCATTGCTATACTCAGTCAATAAACCGCTGCCACCACTTTCCGTGGCTTGCTTTTCGGCTTGATCGGCTTTATACAGGTACTCTGCCACGGCACACACGCAATCCTTGACCGCGTCCGGGATGATGTCTGCCATCTTAAGCCGATCATCCGTTGCCGCATCGATCTTGCGGCTGGCCTCTTTGGCATAGAAGTCAAAGGCCTCCACGCCGATTAAGGCGTACAGTCCGCAGAGATAGACGTTTTTATAATACTCAAATTCCGTATATGCCATAGGATCACCTCACTTAGGCGGACTGTGCCAGATGCGCGTACACGCCAGCTTTCTTGTTATCCAGGACCTGCGCCATGCCCACCGTGCGATAGGTGTAGATATAGGCATCCGCGTTTTGGTTCTGGTCCGGGGTGAACATTTTAGGCACTACGTGTTTCTGGTACTGCTGCACCGCCTGTCTATCGACGATCAGGAAATTCACGGCTTTGGTTCCAACAAACCCGCCAGCACCGCCCGCCGTGAGTTTTACATCCGAGAACAGACGCGAAGACGGCACTTTGACCGTGCCTGCAAAGCCTTCAAGGGCTTTTCTCGAGGCGGTGGTATCGAGATCATCCACGGCACCCAAAAGTGCCGGATTGATAAACAGATAGCAAGTAGCCAAATCGGCCTCCGCGTTTTCAATGGTATCCCTTGCCTTTCTCAGTGCCGCCAGGGTGGCTTTGCCATCCGCCAGTGCGCCGTTAGCAGTCCCGATGCCGGCGGTTGCCGCGTATTTGCTCAAACGCCAGGCGTCGAGTTCCGGCACGACCTTCGTACGGATAAATTCTCCAGCCAGCTGCCCAAAGGCAACGTTGGCCGTTTCCTGATTATCGAGGTTATCAACGTTGAATTTGCGCCCACGGTCGTAGTCGCATTTCAGGGTTTCGTATTCCAGTGTGACATCGCCCTGGGTATAACCAGCGGTTTTGTCATAGTTCGCCAGCCCCTGCATATCCATTTTAGGCACCAAAATTTCATTGGCGTTGGCGCCTTGTCTGGCCAGATCGTTCGACCCGTCCAGAACCGAGGTGAGCGAAGCTTTCTTGTAGACCTTGTCGAGCAGTGCTACATACTGCTTCATCAGTGCAATGCTGTTTGCCATGTGTTACTCCTTTTCGTTTTTACTTCATATCGCTCTCCGAAAGACCCATCGCTTTCGCGACAGCATCGAGCGGGGAGGCTTTGCCGCCACCGCTACCTAAAGGTGCGGTCGGGTTATCGATCGGTTCGTCGGCCGAGAAAAGGAACTTTGTTTCTTCCCCGGCTTTCAAATCCTCAAAGGCTTTTTCAATATCCGCATCCTGGTTTTTCGATGCTTTCAAAGCATCCATGTCCAGGAACGGCGATACAGCCTTGATCGCCCGCGCGCCGGCCTTTTTGGCTGCGGCTTCAAACTTACTGTTAAACGCATAGTCATCCTGAATCTTTTTCTTGTCGGCTTCGGCCTGTTCATATTTGGCTTTGTAGTCCGCCACCTGCTCTTTGATATCGTCATAATCCTTAAAGCCGTCAATGGTGGTATTGGCCACCTCAAGCTGCTCTTTGGTCTGCTTGAGTTCTTCCTTGGTGGTTGCCAGCTCTTCTTTAGCTGCGTTCACATCCTTGCCGTTTTCGGCCATGATCTGATCGACCACGTCCTTTTCCAAACCGAGATCTGTTAAAAATTCTGTTTTCATTCCGCGTTCTCCTTTCGCATTTAGGTGTTATTAGGGCCTTTACCGATGCCCCGCGACGGAACTGTTTTAGGACTGATTCCGCTGTCCAGACAATAAAAAAACGCCGGGAAGGCGTTTTAATATTCAAAATTTGAGTACTAAAAAAGCACCCGTTGAGGTGCTTTAAAATTATTTTTCTACAATCTCCCAGCGACCGCCGGGGGAACTCATATCAAGCGGAGCCGGATTATTCTTTGAGTATAGGTAATCCTCGCCGCTATCATCAATCACCCGGTAATAGTCCGCGTTTTCCTCTGTCGCTTCATAGATTTTGCCGTTCGTAAGCTCATCCACGCCAAAAGATTCGCCCACATATCTTAATTTCATGCCCTATCTCTCCTTCATGAATTTTATTTTTTCTCTGTACATAATGCCTTTATGTTCATACCAGTGAATATCAAAAATATATTTATCACTGGTTACTTTCCCGACGCGCTTTTTCCAATCACTTGCATCGCCGCCATAGCGATCTGCCAGCTTTTTTGCAAACCGCAATTCAGATTTACTACCTTTGCCTGCAATCGTTTTGACGTGCTCAATCGCTGTATCTTTTGGTATAAATTCTTTACGTCCATTATACACGTATGGGAGTTGAATTGGCAAGCTTCTTCTTGTCGTTTTCACGTACGTACTCACCTTCAGCCCATCCTGATAAATCCGGGCCCGCTGCATCGGCAGTTCCATGGCCTTGCTGAAATGCTTATACTGGCCATAGGTCACCTGGTACTTGATCTTTTTGTTTAAGATGGTGTCCGGATCGGCGCCGCCCTTTTCGAGCAGGTGCACATCCCGGCGGTATTTGCGCAGCGTCGTTTCCAGCTTGCGCTGGTGCTGAAGCGCTTCATACTTGTTATAGGTTTTCCCGCCGTATTCCCGCTGTCTGGCGTCCTCCTTGCGGATTTGCGCCAAATCGTCGTCGCTGTATCGCCTGACGGATACACCGGGGATAAATGGATCGTAGCTGTGATAGCAGTTTATCCCGCATAGCCCGGTGGCCGTGTCCAGCCCGCAAACGCTATACAGTTCGGCGCGGCTATACACTTTCCCCTGCCACTCGGCGTGGGAAGGTCGGGCGCCGCCATGGGCGGAAACCTCAAAATAATCGGTCCCCAATTCAGTTGCGACCTGTTCGGCATTATAGCGCTGCACTTGTCCATAACCGGTCATCAACGCCCGCCGGACCGCCACTTCAATGCGGTTGCTATGCCCAGTGGCATAATCAATGCTTCTTAGGCCGCTTTTGGTCATGGTGTTAATGGTTCGTTCCAGCACCGTGTTATAGCTGAATGCTCCACTGGCAATGTCCATCATCGCTGCGTCAAGGGTCTGCGTATAGAATTGTTGCAGCTGTTGCAC